AAAAAGTATTGAATTGGTGCAAAATGAAGATCTTGATTTTATCATATTTACAAGGCCTGATATTGTATTTCTAGATAAGGTATCTTCATTTAATATTGATTTTAATAAATTTAATTTCCTATTTAGAGAAATACATCATTTCTATGATGGTAGATATTTTACCTGTGATAACTTCTATGCATTGCCTTTCAAATACCTAGACTCATTTCGCCAAGCAATACTTGACCCTGAAAATCCACCATTTGCCGGACACTTCCACAACCAAATATATCCAGGGTTAAAAAAAACAATAACAGAAGAAAATATCCATTTTATACAAGAGGAAGAAGGATATTCAGGTCCAGCACAGAATAAATTTTATTTATTAGATAGATATATTAGTGTTGATGGTGATTTAGGACCTACATCTATTGAAAAATTAGAACGATTAAAAATAGAAGATCCTAATTCTGTATTCTTACCTAAAAGAGATTAAGTTTGGAAACCTGATTTTATAGTTGTATATTTATAGCACAATTAAAAAAACGGTTATGACAATTACAAACAAACGCGAACCAATGAGTTTGCAAGAAATTCAAAGAATGTGTTCAAGTGCATTCACACTTGCATCAGCACCTAATGTATCAACTAATTACACCCACATCCCAACGTCTCAAGTAATTGAAGACATGATTGAGCTAGGGTGGACACCAGTAAGTGCTCAAGAAGTTAAAGCACGTAGAGGTAAAGGGTATCAAAAACATATTATTCGTTTCCAAAATCAAAACATCATGATTAAGGGAAATGATGGTGACGATGTATTTCCTGAATTACTATTGACTAATAGTCATGATGGTAAAAATGCATTTCATTTGAGAGTAGGATTATATCGTTTAGTATGCTCAAATGGACTTGTAATTGCTGATAGTGAATTTAGTAATGTAGCAATTCGTCATATGGGTTATACGTTTGAAGCGCTTCGTGAGCAAGTATTAGCAATGATCAATTCATTACCTAACCTTGTTCAAAAGATTAATACATTTAGAGATACTCCATTGAGTGATGAACAAATGACTGAATTTGCTTTAAAAGCAGCAGCATTGCGTTGGAAAAATAAAAACATTCAAATAGATGTAATAGAGTTACTTGCCTCTGAGCGTAATGAAGATAACGGTGCTAATTTATGGAATGTATTTAATCGCATTCAAGAGAAATTAGTAAACGGAGGTATTAATTACAATAACGGGAGAAAAACACGTAAAGTTAGAGCGCTTAAAAACTTTACAGCAGATATGCAATTCAATGGTGAATTGTGGCAATTAGCCGAAGAATATGTTAATTGATAGTTGTGTTGTCATAATATGGGGTCTAGGAAACTAGATCCCTATTTTATGTATTTATTGCAAAATAATATGAAGTTAAGTCCCATAGAAAATTTTCATTTTGTCTATACATTAATAGGTCCTCCTTATATAAATTCATTAGTTAAAATGCTACAAACAGCTCCTAAAGAAGTTAACGTAGTAATTATAACTAATACACCCCAATTACTAGATAATGTTTCTGTACCTTGTAAATTAATAGTAGTTGATCTAGAAACATTACGAACAGATGAAGATAGAATAAATGAACCTATTCTATGCATCACAGATGAAGATGAATACTTTAAAGAAATAGGTAAAATATGGCATAGCTTTCCTATTGGAATTATAAGACATGGGATAAAATGGTGTGCTGAAAACGATATAACAAATTTTATCTTATGTGATATTGGGTGTTACATTACTAATGCAGGAATGTATACTGCCTTTGAAGAATTTAAAAAACATTTTAATGCTCCTGAATGTAGTGAAAATATAATTATAGGCCATCCAAATAGACTTTCAAATGGATATCCACATAATGAATTTGTAAAGCGAATAAAAGGAGAAAACTCAGCAGTGACAGGTATTGAAAATCTTATGCATTCAATGGGGTTTGATACTTCTAAGCAGGCTCCTAATTTTAAATTTATATTTTTAGATGGCAATTTAAATCCTGAAGTAAAAACATACGATGGTGATCTTGATCTTGATGGTTTTCTAATTGGTTATCTTTTTCAAGATAAAAACTTATTACTAAAGTATTATAACTTTTGGAATGAATTAGTAAGATTACACTACAGAACTAAATTATCAGCTCGAATGCATGATGGTATAGTTGGTCATGAATTTACATCATCATTTACTTCTGAAATGTTTGCTAGGTTTCATGATGTAACTCTTATTGCTTATCGTGGAATAGTATGGCATGAACGCCGCCCAGATAATGATCCATCTGTTGCATATTCTAAATTTATAAATGGATGGTTTATCCAAACACAAACAAGAAAAGAATTTATTGAGGCTCAGAGAGAGTATCTTATTTGGTGGTATGGGCCTAATAAAATACAAGTGTATGGTTTAGAAAATGATTTTAATTATAAAACAGAAGAATGGCCTTTTATTAAGGAAATGTATGAAAATTTACATAGAATTTGGGAACATCCTGTTATATTAGATAGAAAAGAAATAGTAAAATTAAATAGAGAATTTTACATATATTATTACGGTCCTGAAAAAATTAAAAAATATAATTTAGAAGATATGTTATCATTTGATGAAAATGAATGGTTAACTATAAAAAATAAATTTGATGAAATTTTAAAACCTTACGTTTATGTAAGAGACTATGAGCGAAATGGAGTTATACCTATTAATTAGTTAATTGTGTTGTTATAATAGGGAGTTTGGGAAACCAAGCTCCCAATTTTAACTTTACACTATAAAATTAAATAATATGAGTAAAATCAAAGAAGCGCTTTTGGTAGATAGATACATTGATTTATGGCCTGATACAATTGATGCTGATTATCAATATGATGAATGGTTAAATCAACAAAACGAGGAAGAAGCATATTACGCTTGGTTATCTGATCAAAAATCTGAGTAAATAATTTTAAGGGTTAAGTTCATGTTTATATATTTAGACATGAAAATTGATCCTTATGAGCAATATATCTTTATATACTCGTACTCGCAAACTACCGAGAAAGGTTTTAATTGCTTATGTTAAAGAAGTACTTAACTTATTACATAAGGAGTACCACAAACCATACCATAAAAAAATCAAATTTAAAATATACAGATATAAAGCACCGAAACGCAAACCAGGAGTTAATGTTTTAAGACGCAATACAAAGCATTTTATTGGTGTTGCTGATTGGGTGAAAGAAGATAATTTAATTACAATCCATTTAAAACGAAATAAAACAGTAAAATCTTTAACACATTCATTATTACATGAGTTTTGTCATTATACTCAAGATATGAAAGTGTATTTTGAATTATTAGACAAATATGGTTATTGGAAGAATCCTTATGAGTTACAAGCAGAAGACTTTGCTAAAAGAAATATTGAAAGAGCTTTTAATGAATGTAGTTGGATACTTGAACAATAGCCAGTATATTTATCCTAAATTTAAAAACGATGATTATTGATCAACTTTTAGAAATTCATGAGCAACTCATTGATGATGAGATGTGGAATACTGTTCTTGATAATGCATTTGAAGAAGCAGAGGTAGATAATTTAGATGACCTTATAGATTGGGCTACTGAAAATGAAGATGAAGGAATATTGCACAACTTAGTTAGTGAGGGGGATAGTATTTTATCTTTAAAGGATATAAATAACTATTATGATGGTAATGATTATGATGATGAATATTAAAATATAAAAATAAACAAATGATAGAAATTGGGTTACAGGAATTGTACAACATCATCAGTGTTGTTGGTTTTGGATTTTGTATGTATAAGATTCGTAAGTTAGAAGCAGTAGTAGAAGTAATGAAAAGTAACCAACTTGTTGCTTCATTAATTAATTTCACTATCACTAAAACATTAAAAGATAAAGGAATACTTACTGGAGATGAAATGTTAGATATTCCTGAGGAGAAGTCCTAAACCCAATAAGTTATCTTATATTTAAGTAAATAAAAAAGGTTATGAATAAAGACTTAAAATCGTTTCTTACTAGTTTAGGATTTATATTAATATATTTTGCTGCTACATCAGGTATAGTTAAATTATTATGGAATACTAAAGACGATAATCTTTTTAAACTTAGAGTTGGAGTGTTAGTTAATCTTTCATTTATATTGTCTTTAGTGTATATTGTTGGTATTTACCATTTAGTGGAATACAATCAAATTGAAATTTTCTATAAACTATTTCTTGCAGGACAACTTATATACATGGGAGTAGGATTAATATCTGAGTCGTTGATTAAAAGATAAAAATGAAAACATTAGTTATACACCCCAAAGACAGAACAACCGACTTTTTAAAGCCGATTTACGAAAATATACCTAATACTACTGTGTTAACAGAAGGGTTAAAATCGGATATTATTAAGTTGATTGAAGAACATGATCGTGTAATGATGATGGGTCATGGTTCACCATGGGGGTTATTTGGTGTTGGTCGTTTTAGAGAAAATAATTACTATCCAACTTACATTATTGATAGTGAAACAGTACATGCTTTAATTCCTAAGAAACAAAACATGTTTATCTGGTGTAATGCTGATCAATTTGTAAAGAAATATGAATTAAAGGGGTTCTATAGTGGCATGTTTATTAGTGAGGTGAGTGAAGCCTTGTTCTGTGGTTTACCTGGTACACCACAGTCAGTAGTTGATGAATCAAATGATTCATTCGCTCAATGGTTAGGAAATGTCTCTCACTTACCTGTTAAAGATGCTTACCACCATACACTTAACAAATATGAAATGCTAGCTGAAAACAACCCAGTAGCAAAATACAATAGTTTAAGATTATACCTAGCAGAATAAAAATTATGATAGTTAAAATTTATCTATTACTAGTATTAATTTCGATTCCTACTTTTATAGGAATTATATTAATTACAGAACGTTTAGTAAAAATATCAAAGACAAATAAATTTAGAAAGTGGTGGAGTAATAATGTTGTCGATTTAGATAACAAATACACAGAATAATGTTTGGAGAAACCCAATAACATATTTATCTTTATCTTATAAAATTATAAGTATGAAACATTTTACATCAACACTCGACAAAATTGCAACACAAGTCTTCGAAGCAAAAACATTAGAACAAGCCAAAACAATTTGCCTTGATTTTCTTAAAGACAGTAAAATTAAAGAATCAGATCGTCTTAAAATGATTACTGAAATTGAACAAATGAAATACCTACACAAAGTTCAATTATACATTGCAAATGCATTACTTAAATTTGAAGGATTAGGAGTTGGTAAACCAACTCCTTCTGAAAAACCAAATATAGAATCATAAATTCAATTGAATGAGAGATTTATTTAGACTAGTGAATGACTATCCTGTAACCGCTATAATTGTGGGAATATTCATTTTAATATTGGTTAAGGAAATAGCCTCTATATTTAGAAGAAACAACTATTAATTATGATGGAATTCAATTTCAGCAACGGTGATGAGTATGCAGATGCAATCATCAATGATTTAAAAACATTCGATAATGGATTACCTGAAGATGTAATTGATTATTGGAGTATTGAAATAAGACAACTATGTAATGTTAAATTCCTCCACTACATTACCGGGGAAGAAAAGACATATGCTTTATCTGATGTTGATTTAGAACAAACATTTAGAACAGCAACTGAAAAATTAGTAGGTGATACGTTAGGTAATTTAGTAGATAAAGGAATGGTTAAGATGAGTATAGGTGATGATGGTGAGGTATTATATTCATCAACGGAAGAAGGTAGAAAATGGGCTGATAATCATTAATTTGGAAACCAAATTATTGTTTATACATTTAGTTCAAATAAAAGGTTATGCAAGACATTAATTATCCAATCGGGTTCACTATTTTCAAGTTAGAAGAAAGTAAAGAAGAGTACACCATTACAGGTAAGATAGCTAAAGCCTATCGATTCAGAGATTTTGAAAGTGCTTATGATTTAGAAGAGTATATTAATAAGCACATAGATTGTACCGGCGTTGTTTTCGATTCAGAGTATTGTCAGTTTTGGGCTTACACTAAAACAGTAGATAGAGCAAAGAAATTTATTGAGGATATAACTTCTAGAGCACTTAAGATTAAAGAAATGATAGATTAAAGATATAGGTTATGGATAAAAAATTATTGAAAGGGTTACCTAAAGACCTAAAGAAAGTCTACATAATGGCCGATAAATGTTGTAGGATATTGATGTTGAAGGAGGGGTTCACGGCTGATGAAGCCGAAAAAGCGGTGTTAAGTGTCCTTAAAGAATATAAGTCGGATATTACAATGGGTGAATATGATAAGGTAGAAACAGCATTGGCAATTAAATTTATAAAATAAAAGCTATGAAATACGAAATCACAGACAAAGCAAGTTACAGAACAGTACATTTCACAATTGAACGTGAAGATGGTAGGGAATATCGTGTTAGTTTAGCCGAAAATGATCTTCATGATGACTACCAGGTAATGGATGAGAATGGTGATATAATTGATAATGATGATCCGTTGGCTGAAATGCTGATTGAAATGTGTGATAAAGAATTGAGTAAATAATATGAAGGGTAAACGTTGTTATACGTGTAATAGGTGGTACCCGCTATTTATGTTTAAGAAGGATAGCCGCAAATTTCAATTACCAATAGCGTTAGGTACAGTTAGGAATTGTAGAGTGTGTGTTTGGAAAGACAGTAGTAATGGAAATAAGGTTGTGAGGTGGCAAAGTGGACAATTTAATTTGGTACAATTAACATTAAAAGAACGGTTAAAAGAATTATTCAGTAAATGAAAAATAAAATAAACATACATAAAATGGAGGAAATAGGTTTCTTTATAGCAATGACGGTAGTGTCAATTGTGATTGGAATGGCTATTGTGAGTGGCATAATTAAGTTAGTAGATTTACTTAATAAATAAGTTATGACATTAAAAGAAATAGAACAATTAGCCGAAACGCAATGGGAAGGATGTCACGGTTGTGATGAGAATGATAAATACTTTTGGATTAGTGGATTCGTTCAGGGTTATTTAAGTGCCAAAATAGATAATGTTGATGATCGAATCGAGGCGAATCGTGGTAAAATAGCAGACCTATTAATTAATGGTTTGGATTGTCATTATAGTGGCTTACCTTCACCTAAAGCGTATGATGAATAAATGAGAACAATAATAACATGTTTAATATTAAACATCATGTTTGTATCGTATCTACTCGCTAAAACACATAAGGGTGAGGATATAATGTAAAATAATAACAAATGAACAGATATCATTTAGATTTAATAGTTGGTGGTCCGTTAGGTATAATAACAAATGCTATAACGGTGGAAGCTGACGGGATTGGTTGGGGTACTAGTAGTGGTGTATATGATTTTTGGAAGGTAATAGGTGAAGATGAGGACGGAATTAAACGTAGAGAAACAGTAGCCATGTACCCCGTTGTTAGAACGGTGATTAGGAAAATTGAGAAAGATATAAATAAATAAGTTATGGTATATTTTGTAATCATTCTTTTGCTATTCGCAATTAACGAAAATATTAGACGTAAAGCTTAAAACAAAAAATAGCAAAGCTTTAACAGTACACAACATCAATACAAACATACGTATATACATTTGGGAACCAAATGAATGTGCGTATATTTAGTGTATTAAACAATTAAAATAAAAAATTATGGCAACTAAAAAAGCAACAGCTAAACCTAAGTATTACGTTGTAATGGACGAGTATGGTGATATTTTCACCCAAGGTGAATGGGATGAAATAAGGGAAGAAATTGAGATGAATATAGCGGGTGGACACAATGAAAGTGCTAAGAATTTTGTTAATAGCTTAACTATACACGAGTTAACAGCAGGTAAGAAATTAAAATACATACCAGCAGTACCAGCGAGTATAGAATTATAAGTAAAGCGGGGGTAACCCCGTTTTTTATTTTACATTTAATTAAATAAAAGTTATGTACACAATAGACATTGTAAAAGCAGTGATTAATTCACAACACGGTTGGGCAGTAGCAGATCAATTCGAAGACACATTTAATGACCCAACACCGGCAAAATTTGCGGAGCAAAACGAGAACGCATTGGATTATGTTAAACAAACAGTAGAGGAATTGTTGGACAGTGGTTTGTTTAGTGAAGATACGGAAGATGAATTGCGAGGGTATTTGGTTGCTATGGACGAGGCTCACAAGTATTGGGAGAATAATGGTAATGAGATGGATAATGAATAATAATAACCCAGCGAATAATGAATAAAATATTTTTGTTACTAACAACAGGACTAGTAATAACAGGCAATATATACGCTCAAAAGGTATATATAACGAGGGAGGCACTAACACGATTAACGCGTAGATTAGAACAGTGTGCGGTAATGGAGCAACGACTCGCCTATACGACGAGACAGATAACCGAATTGAAACGTACGTTGACGAATAGGGAATTAGATTTTTTGTTTGAAAAAGCAAAACTAGATTCGATCATAGCGAATGGTGAAGCGGATATGTACGAGTTGAAAAACAAATACGAACGTGCACTTAAGTTAGTACCGAAACGTAAACGTAGGTTGATACGTGATGGTGATGTAGTGGTGTTATCAAAAGAGGGTGACTATATGAGGGTGGCTATTGATAAGTAAAACTGAGTTACCGTGTGCTTTTTTTTGTTACACACTATATTGACTAACGAGAGATAATGGTTTTTTGCGCGAGAAACTTAACGAATTTACGTATGTTTTTTTGTTTTTGTTGTTAAATAAAGTGTAGAAAACAACATATAAGTATATCAAAACATAGGTATATCATTGATTTTTTTTGTGTTAAGGCGCTATAGTAGGTGGAATGAGGCGAGGTAATGGGTATTGTGGTTTTTTTGTTGTATGCAAAAATGCATTGCGACACAACTAAAACACTTCGAAATATTTTGTATATATGTTTTTTTGTTTTTTTTTTCTTTTTGTTGAAGCAAATTTGGAACCCAAAAGAACCCAGCGTATATTTACCATGTTAAATTAATTATTAAAACAAATTTTAAAACAAAGGTTATGTCAGAAACAACAGTACAAACAGTAGAAACAAAACAAAGGGGTCGTAAGTCAAACCCAAACAGTGCTCGTCAAATGAAATTGGCTTTAAAAGCGACACTTGCAGAGCAAGGGTTGTCAATTCAGAGAGGTCGCAAACCAAACCCGACCAGTGATCGTCAACAACGCCTCGCAATGTTTGCAGAACGAATTGCAAACGGGGATGTTGTAAAACGTGGTCGTCCAAAAAATACAGCTGCCGAAAAGGCAGCTTAATATTAACTGGTAATTAGGGGTTATCAGTTAGAGACTCAGCTTGATGGAGCTGGGTCTCATTTCTCTCCAAAATTGGAGACCCAATTATCCGTACGTACCTTCATACCAATTTCATTTTGGGAAAAATAAATTTGGAGACCCAACTAATAGTACGTACCTTTAGACCAATTGCTTTTTAGGATGTATGTAAGAAATCTTAAGCAACCTACCTCTGATCTCTCCACCCGTTTCATGGGGCGCCTATCCAAATCGATAATGTAAATCTACGAAACATAATTGGGCCTCCAAAAATAATATTGCCAGCATAAATTTGGAAACCGTGTGTGTGTTGTGTATCTTTATCAAAATTAAAACACATGGACAACAGACCTAAATTATTAAGACAGTCAGCATGGACATCATTTGCTTTAGGAACCGCAATTGTTATTTTTTGTATGGCTAGGACGGCTGGCGCTAGCGAGCCAGTCAGACAGGCTCTACTAGTGATGTTCATATTCGGATTCTTCGTTGTAATGTTCAGCGCAGTAACATTATTAACAACCAAAAAATAAAACGGGGGTAACCCCGTTTCATTGTTTACATTCACATTATAAAATTAAAAATTATGACAAAGCAAGCAACAATCGATCTTTTAAAACAGCAATTACCAGGGTTTTATTCAGTAGAACAGGTAATCGACATGATCAGTAAAATTGAAACCGGAGCGTCTTTTGAACTCAATGATCAACAAATTAAAGAATTAGTTAATAATGTTGTTGATGAAATTAAGGATTTAGGGATCGATGCATTTGATGATTATGATTTATCAATGAACGGTAGAGAGGTAGAAATTGATTCTGTTGATATAAGTGATTATTCAGTTTCAAATGCAGTTAAAAGTGCAGTTAATAATTGGGTTGAATGGTTTAAGGATGAAGAAAACAAATAAAACAAAACGGGGGTAACCCCGTTTTTTTTTCTATATTTAATCATTATTAACAATTAAAATTTTATGTTATGAGCGAAAAAAACATTTTGTTACTTGAAATGGTAAACGATCAAATTAAAGTTCAAATCGAAGGTAATGGCGGTGATTTATCAAGCATGATTGCCTCCGCAATTATTGAAGACCCAAACATTGATGAATTGTTTAAGTTAGCAATGTTTAAGGTTGTAATGAGATTAAAAGAGCAAGAAAGTGAGGATGATTATATTGAGCAGCTAATAAAAAATGGTGTTTCAGCTCAAGCATAAATTAGGGGGCATTGCCCCCTTTTTTTATATTTACATTATAAAATTAAAGGTTATGGAATTATTAGAACAAATTATTAATGCAGTTAAGGAATTTTTCTTCGGCAAACCAGTACAGGGTGAACGCCCCAAAGAGCCATCTTTTAGATCAACCTACCCTGAGGAGCAGTTAAGTGAATTTGAGTGGTATGAGCAGATGAATGTAGGAATTATGTTAGACAAACAATGTTTTTTGTTTGGGTAACCATATTTTTTTGTCTACATTTATAATATAAAATTAAATGCTATGAACAAAGGAAAAAATTTAATCGCTATTAAAGGTTATGCATCAGAAGAAAATGTTGTTTTTTTACAGGGTGATGTGGTAACAGTTTTAGCTACCGAAGAAGGGTGGGTTGATCTAGTTGGTGTAAGAGGATGGTGTGCAGGAATAGAAATGAGTTTTGCTCCTAAAGTGATAGCAGAATGTTTTGCATCAATAGAAGATTGGGTATAGTTTTTTTGTGTTATATATTTTTGTACCCTAATATTTTTGTATATATTCATCCCATTAAAAAATTAAATTTATGGCTACAAGATCTTTCATTGGAATCAGAAACACAGACGACTCAGTTGATTACATTTATTGCCATTATGATGGTTATCCATCTCACAATGGAGTTATTTTAACTGAGCATTATAAGACAATTGATAAAGTAAAGGCGTTGCTGGCGCTAGGTGATTTGAGTATATTGGGGGAGGAGATCGGTGAGAAACAGGATTTTAATGATCGCTCCACTCATAATGAAAAGTGGTGTTTGGCATATGGAAGGGATAGGGGCGAGCCGAATACTGGAGCTAGAAATGATAAGTACAGTGAGATAATAAATGATAAGGGAGTGGATTATACTTATATTTTCGATGGCGATTATTGGGAGTGTTTTGATACATACGGCCCTGTACAAATTAAATTATACGAGCAAACAAGCGTTTGATAATTACAGTTCATACTTTTAATTTTAATGGTTACGCCCTGGATTTTCATCCGGGGCTTTTTTATTGGGAGCATAACTATGATTATTATATTTACTGTATGAATTTTTTATCGATGCTTTTTTTCGTATTAATAATCCCAATTATATTCATATCACAAAAATTAAATGTTATGACTCCATTTGAACAAGCAGTATTACAAGCAGCCGAAGGTAAGCTTCAAACACCATCAGTTTCTACCTCATCCGGCTCGATCAATTATTTTCATTATCAACTAGCGGTACACAAATTTTATTTGAGCCTGATGGCGCGCGGCATTCAAAATAGGCAAGTTAAATTAAGGGATCTGAAGCATTATTATGGATTGAAGGGGCGTACGGCGAGTGATTGTCTGCCTCAGCTAGAGCGCCTGATCGATCGGTGTAACGGATAATAATATTAATCCTCATGAGAAATCGCCTGCCATAAAAAAGCAGGCATTTTTATCCGATCCTCGCCCTGTCAAAAAAAAGATGATCACTAGCGCGGCGCTGGCGAGACGCTAGCGAAACGACCCCACAGCAATAGCGGTCCATCGACGCGCCGCCGCCGGCGCGCATAGCTGCCCCGTATCTACAGATAAACTACAATCTTTACCCCAGGCGCGCATATATACAAATATATTTGGAGAACCCAATTTTCATATTTATTGTAAACATATGAAAAACCAAATCCTAAAAGAGCTAACCTCTCTAGACAAAACAGTAATAACAGTATATTCAATTAGTGTTATTATATTCATTGCATCGATAGTACAACTAATATGGAACGTGGCTAGTACATGGCCAAAAAACAAACGCGCAAAATCATTATAGTCCTTTTTATTATAAGGTTATAAATTTGCAACCCTCTTTTTGTACAACCTTTTTTGGAAGTCCAAGCGTATATACATACATTCACAATTAAACATACCTTATATGAAAGTAAAGGAATTAATTGAACAACTAAGTAAACTTGACCCAGAATTACACGTATTTGTTCCCGGGTACGAGGGTGGATTTAACGACGCCGGTCCCGTAAGTGCGATTAAACATTTCGCATTGGATGTGAATAAAGAATGGTATTACGGTGCTCACGAGGAGATTGACAACCCAAACGACGATAAGTTGATGGAACACACAATAGTGGAGGGTGTTATATTATGATTAAAATATCGTTGGAGGAAGCTAAAGAGAATTATTATCCCAGGCCAGCAGGAATGTCGGTTAAATATACGGATGCATTTACGTTAACACCGCTCGATGGTCCTCAATATGAGAATTATACAACAGCCGAGTTTATCAATTATTGGATTAAGCGCCAACGATTTGAGGCTCAATTGTCATTTAACGAGGGATATATATATGTGTTGGAGAATAAAGGGCAACCGGGTATACTTAAAATAGGATATACGGATCGTACGCCACAAGCGCGCGTTAAAGAAATTAACTCCGGTACGGGTGTTATCACCCCGTGGTTTATAGTTAATGCATTCCCATGTAAAGCACCCGCGCAAATCGAGTCTATTATACATTCCCAGCTTAATCGATATCGCGTTAATAAGGAAGGATTCGCAGTCACCGTATCTACTGCTGATGATATTATTACTCGTATTATCGCTGAAAATAATGCTGCTATATGATGGTTATATACATGCAATCTACTATCGATTATCTTTTTACTCTTGATCCCGATATTCCTGTTAAGATAGCTGCTGTACACGGTACACCCGATATCAATACTATTATCGGTTCTAAGGGTGATGTTATTAAGTATTATAAGTTTGGGAAAAAATCATCAACTAAGAAATCGACTAAGAACACATAACTATTCTATATTTATAATATATACTCAAAATTCAAACATGGCAGAATATCTATTGCGCGACAGAGATAAAGCAGCGTTTATTAATTACATGAATAAACTTTTAGGACAAATGGATCCTAAATTGGGTTTAGATACTACTAATTTTCTTGATGTTCCTGGTAGTAATAAATCTGAAGATAAAACTATATTTGCTACTGATAGTCCACAAGAAATTGGTATGCTCGATACTTTGATTAATAATAAATCATTTTCTTATCCTGTAAAGAAAATTGACCTTAAAGAGATGGCTAAAGCATCTCGTAAACAAGCCTAAAACGCGTAAAAGCCTTTTAGGCTTTCTCTCTAGCTAAGAATGTTGTATATACGTATTTATTGAGGAGTGAGTGGTAAAGCACTCAAAACGGAGCATTAGAGACTTGGTAGTATTAGAGAAAGGTCGTATATTGTTGTTAGATTTAAAAAAATTATTTATGAAATATAAACAACAAGCACTTTCAAAAATTGAAAAACTTGAAAATCAACTTAAGACCTTAGAAATGAGTCTTCATCGTTCATTTCCTGCTGTTGAGGTTCAAAAAACTATCGATAATATAAAAGAAATAGTTGATAGCATACGTGGTACTATTTCTATTGAAAATGATGAATGGAACTAATTATGGTAACTTTATCTATTATTTTATTTTTGGTTAACTTGCTTATAGGGTATATTTCCTATAATTTGTTTAGGAAGGTTGAAAAATTAGAAAAAATTGTCGACTCACAAGATTCATATATTCGTCGATTTTCTAATACTGTAAACTATACTAAACAGCAATTAGACAATATCGACAATAAAGGAACATTTGAATCAGACGATGAAATAGGTTGGTTCTTTGAAAGTGTAAAAACATTGCAGAGAGAACTAAATGAATTTAATATTAATGAAAACAACAGAAACACACAGTCAACCCCACCTTCTAGTAGAAGATAATTCTATAACAGTTGAATTAACTAAATCCGGTAAGCCACGTAAACGCAAACCTAAGACATCTAATACCTATTTTACCGAAGACACTCAGAATGCTATTGTTGAGTATGTTGCTTCGGAAGACCAAGAATTTAGAAATAATGTCTATCGCGAGCGTATTGAGTATGGATTTTTTAAATTAACCCAAAATATTATCCATACGTTTAAATTTTACTATACCGATGGTGAATCGGTAGAGGATGTACAACAAGAGGTAATTGCGTTTTTACTTGAGAAACTTAAGTTATATAAGCCACATAAGGGTAAAGCATACTCATACTTTGGTACTATAGCCAAACGTTATCTTATCCTTAAAAACAAAAAGAATTACCAAAAATTACAGGATAAAGGTGATTTGGCGGAAGTAGATGACGATAAGAAAATTAAAGAAGAAACGATTAATAGTTACTATAGTCAAGATTATAGCATTACCGAGTTTATGAGTTTATATATTAGGTATGTTGATAAAAATCTTAGTAAATTATTTCCAAAAGAAAATGATGCTAAAACAGCCGACGCCATAATGGAATTGTTTCGTAAATGTGAATCATTAGATATTTTTAACAAGAAGGCATTATACATTTATATACGTGAAATGGTTGACGTAGATACCCCTCAAATTACTAAGATTATTAAGAAGCTAAAGTCGATATACGTTGATTTATATAATAAATATTACCAAGAGGGTTATATAAAAATATAAAATTTTATTGTTCCTATATTTATAGTCAAAAATTAGATAATGAATTTTGATCAAGTAATGTGGGGTAGTAAAAAGTTTTCGGACCTACTTAAGGACATATACACTAACTCTAAGGATAAAGAAAAACAAATTAGGGAGCTGATTGAGACGTTAAAACCATTGGTTAACGACGCCCAATCAGCTCTTATGATTGTTCCTTTAATTGCTGAACATCTTAATATTAGTGTAAAAAATGATGAACAACTTGTTAAATTAGCAGGTATTGTTCAACGTGCCCTGTCTGCTAACACAGATGAAGCAGCTAGTTTTATTTTAAGTGAAGCTGAAAAGGAGCAATTATTTTCAGCTGTTAAAGAGGTTGGCGATAACATTAACGGACCCATAAACAAATAATATGAGTGTAAGGGTAAGAGAAGGTTTAGCTACAATAACTGCTAATACAGGATATAATAACTATACTCCTCCTACAACATATCAAGTAGGAAAAGTATATGCTACTATGCTTAATCCGGGGAATGTACCTAAAAAAGTATGGGAAGATAATGGTGGGTGGAGTGGTATTGGAACTATATGTTTTGATACTTATAATCCTGAATCTGAAATTGATTTGGCTAGTTTAACTGATGATAAGATAGCATCATTAACTACTGCTTTGCCTTTATTACCTTATCAAAAATATTTTCCCTTACCAGGTGAAGTTGTTTTATTATTTCAACTCCCTGCAGCCCCATCTCCTATTACTAATAAAGCATTTGAAACGTATTATTTGTCTCCAATTAATGCTTGGAATAGTCCTCAATTTAATGGTTTATTTATAGATGAAAATAAACAATTGCTTGAAGATTATCGATCATTTACTCAAAATGATGACTTTAGAGGGGTTCAACCATTTGCAGGAGATAATATTATAGAGGGTAGATTTGGAAATTCTATTCGTTTTGGAAGTACAAATAAATTGGGGAGTAAAGACTTAAGTCCTTGGTCTACAAATCCAAATGAACTAGAAAATAACCCTATTGTTATTTTATCTAATGAACATAATTTTAAAATTTCAGGATCAGATATGTTTGTTGAAGATATTAATTGGGATGGATCTTCACTTTATTTAACTTCTAAACAGTCTATTCCTTTAAATATAGGAAATGTTAGATTAAGCAATATAACATCTCCCATATCTATACGAGACTATAATGGTTCTCAAGCAATTTTAAATGCAGATAGAACTGTTATTTCGGCTAAATGGGATGAAGTATTAGTATTTGGTAGAACAGGAGTAGAATTATATTCTCAAGGTCCTGTTTATATGCAAAGTGATGAAGTGGGAATTGCACTGCAAAATAATAGTATATTTTTAGGTCCTTCATCTAATAATACAACAACTCAACCGCTTGTACTAGGAAATAATTTAGAAACTTTTCTTAGTAACCTTTTACAAGCACTAAGTAATTTTTGCACAGCCATATCAGATGCAAAAGCAACTCCTGAAGGTATAACTCTTACGTCTATAGCAGTAGGATCTGAAGCTTTACAGAAAGGTATAACTTCTGTTAGTAAAGATTTAGATACTGATAAATTACTTTCTAAAACAACATTTACTGTATAATGCCTAAGACAAACGAAAGAATAGAATTGCTTAAAAAAACATTAGAGGACTCTCAAGCATTGTATGAAGATACTAAGAGACAATATGATATTGCTATTGCTTCATTTGAGCAGTCTAAAGTAGCATTATCTCAAGCTGTTTCTTTTTCTAGTATTTTAGGTAATCTTAGTTTAGATCCTGCTACCGCTTTAAAAACAGCTGCTTCTTTTGCCCCTAACCCTCAAGAATATGCTAATCGCATAAACCAACCAGGAATAGATCCTCAAAAAATAAAGCAAGAATTAGCAGATAAAGTAAAAGGTGTTACTAAAGTAGCTGAAGCTGCTATAAAAAAAGCAGAAGCAGAAGTTCAAAAAACTACTAAAGCATTAACGGGAATTGACACCCAAATAAGACTTATATTACAACAATTAGGAATAGCACTTTCAGGAATAACTTTAAAAAAACAAGCCGATATAGCTAAAAAAACAAGTAAACTTAAAGTTAAGATAAGAACTAAAAAAATTAAATTAAATGAAGTATTAATTGAACTTAAAAAAAGAAAAGCAGCTGTTAAAGCAGTAGCTAAAGCCGCTGCTTTATTTATAATAGCAAAACTACTAAATAGAGAAGTTCAGCGATTAGCTAAAACAGTTCAACAGTTATCTGAATTGGTTGATAAGGTAAATGATCAAATTTTATCAATTCAAACTAAACAAGATGTTTTAAAAGCAAGAATTACAAGAGATGCTGCTTTAGCTGAATTAGGTAAAGCTAAAAGACAAATAGAAAATATTAGAGATATAGTTAAAACTTTAGAAATATTTCTTACTATTTTATCTTTAGCAGCTAAAATATTAATAGCTACTGTTCAATTCCCTACAACACCATTAACTGTCCAAAAAATAGTTAATACTATTTTAACTATAGACTCTATTACTATCCTACTAGGTACAACCCGCTCAGCACTAGACGATCTGATATCAGAAGTTATATACCAAGAATCTAGATTACTACCTATTAGTGATGTTATTGATAAAGCATTAGATGAAAATTTAACACCTGAGGAGATAAAAGGTTTGTTAGATAATGGAAATAATGTAGGTAATATAACATATAGAGGATTTACATTTGATGTAAAAGAAGAAAATGATCCTAATCTTGTAGTAGCTGGAAATAAACGTAGATATGCTGTTGCTTTAGATCGCAGTGGATTTATCCGTCTGCGATCTCAGTCATCATTTACATTAAATCCTAGCGTATTAACAAATGGGTATAAATGCTCCTCAACCAGCTAAACCAACAACATTTGCTGAAAAACAAAATGTATATCAGAATATGTTAGCTCAGGTAGCTGCTGAAATGAGACAAAATCCTGGTGAGATTAATAATTTTAGAAACGCTCAATAATGGCTTATGTAAGAAGTACTAGGGTTGATCCTAGAGATTTACAACGAAACACAGCAATCGGTGTTAAACTACCATTTAACGCCCCGGGTGTTTTTTATAGTACTTTTTCTACTAAAGATCAATTAAAATACAATCTTGTAAATTTATTATTAACATCAAAAGGTGAAAGAATAGATAATCCTGAATTTGGTACTCTTTTAAGATCCCAACTATTTGGGCAGATGACGGAAGCTACTTTTGGTGATATTAGGGATAGTATTGTTGATAGTGTTCAAACATACATTCCTGAAATCTTAATAAATCGAGTAGATTTTTTACAGGAAGGAGAATATGGTAGTAATACTCTGGTTGTTAAAATTGACTATCAAATATTAATATCAGGGCAAACAGATACAGTAACAGTTAATTTTGAATAATGGCAGAAAAGAATATATCATATTTAAATAAAAATTTTACTCAATTTAGAGCTTCTCTTATTGAGTTTGCTAAAAATTACTTTCCTAACACATACACAGATTTCTCAGAAGCATCTCCAGGTACTATGTTTATTGAGATGGCTTCGTATGTTGGTGATGTACTGTCATTTTATACTGATACTCAAATTCAAGAAAACTTTGTTTTAACAGCTGTTGAAAAACAGAATTTGTTAAACATGGCATATTCACTAGGTTATAGACCTAAATCATCTTATGCCTCTGTTGCTGCCGTTGATTTTTACCAAATAGTACCTATTTCATCTGGTCAGCCAGATTTAAGATATGCTTTAACAATTCCTGAAAATACTCAGTTACAATCTGTTTCTACAGGAATAAAATTTTTAACTGTAGATAGAGTAGATTTTTCTGATACAGGATCAGTTATTATTAGTTTATACGATTCAGGTAATTACCTATTTAAAAAATCAACTAGAGCTATTTCAGCTGAGGTTTTAAGTACTAATTTTACTTTTGGTGCCCCTCAAAAATTTACTTCTGTTGAAATTAATGAACCTAATTTTTTACAAGTACTTCAAGTAACAGGAAGTGATAGTAGTGTATGGTATGAAGTACCTTATTTAGCCCAATCTAACATTATTAATAAAACAACTAATACTGGAGCTAATGCTGATAAGGTTCCTTATTTAATGAGTTTACTTGAAACTCCTAACCGCTTTGTTACAAGAATAAAAACAGACGATGTTGTAGAATTACAATTTGGCTCAGGAATGTATGTAAATGATCCGGATGATATTATTATCCCTAATCCGGATACAATTCAACTTGGCCTAGTACCATCAGTGGATACTTCTGATTTGGTTAATAATTACAACCAAGCAGCTGTATTTTATACTAAACAATATGGTACTGTACCTTCTAATATATCATTGAATGTTCAATATACTGTAGGAGGTGGAATTGAATCAAATGTTCCTGCTAATGATATTACTAGAATAACTTCAAACGCGGGTATTGTTGCTGTTGACTCTGCCTTTACTAATACTTCTTTATCAACTCTTGTTGTAACCAATCCTGTTCCTTCTACAGGAGGTAGAGGAGGAGATACAGTAGAAGAAATTCGCTTAAATACTTTAAATGCATTTTCTGCTCAGTTAAGATCTGTAACTAAAGAGGACTATATAAATCGTGCTTTAAGTATGCCATCTCAATTTGGCACCATTGCAAAAGTATATGTTGAACAAGCCTCAGCTTTATCTGTTCAAGCAGGTAATGATCCTCTAATTGATAATAACCCGTTAGCATTATAAATGTATGTTTTAGCATATAATGATAATAAACAATTAGAAAATGCTACTTTAGAATTAAAAACTAATTTAAAAGAATATCTTGAACCATTTAGAATGGTTACTGATGCTGTTACTATTAAAGATGGTTTTTATATTAATATAGGAATTAATTTTGATATTACTGTTATTCCTGGTTTGAGCAATAATCAAATATTAACAGATTGTATTACTACTTTAAAGAATATATTTGACATAGATAAATGGCAAATTAATCAACCTATTATATTATCAAATTTATACTCTGCACTACTACAAGTCCCAGGAGTACAATCAGTAGTAAATGTACAATTTACAAATAAATCAGGAGGTAATTATTCTCCGTATAGCTATGATGTAAATGGTGCTACTCTTAACGGAGTTATATATCCTTCATTAGACCCATCAATATTTGAAGTTAGATTCCCCGATTTAGATATTCAGGGTAGAGTTGTAACTTTCTAATATTTCTATATTTATTGTAAATAAAAACATAGATGGCCGTCTATAGAATATTCCCTGAAAAGGATACAACCATGTACTCTGAATATCCCTCAACAAATACAGGGCTAGATCAGATATTAGAAATTTCAAACACTACATCTTCTTTTGGTGCACCGTCACAGGTATCTAGGATTTTAGTAAAATATCCTACAAGTACTATTCGAGAAGTAATTGCTACTAAAGTAGGAAATCCTTCATTATTTCGTGCTTATTTAGATTTATACTTAGCAAATGCTACTAGTCTTCCTGATAATTATACTTTAGATGTTTTTCCTATATCTCAATCTTGGGAAATGGGTACTGGGCGTTTTCTTTATAATCCACCAATTACTAGCGATTGTAACTGGGTGCAAAGACAAAATGGTATAAATTGGCCTGTTACTAGTTTTATTCTTGACACTACAGCCTCTTATCAACCAGGTAATCCAGGTGGTGGTGTGTGGTATATATTGTATGAAGGTTCTCAATCTTTTGAAATAAATAATACAAAAGATACTCATATAGATGTTACAGATATTGTAGGTAACTTTAATAATGGAAATGTATTTAATGATGGTTTTATTATTAAAATGGACGACGGGTATGAATTTAATGCTTCATCTTCTTACTCATTAAAATTTTTCTCTAAAGATACCCATACTATTTATCCTCCTATTCTAGAAATAAGATGGGATGACAGTACATATAATACAGGGTCTTTAACGGTTTTACCTAATGATAATACCATTATTACTTTAGGTAATAATATAGGATATTACAAAACCGATACAACATATCAATTTAGAGTAAATGCTCGCCCAACATATCCTGCTAGACAGTTTACAACACAATCCGTTTATACCTTAAATCAAGCATTACCATCTTCTTCTTATTGGGCAATACAAGATTTAGATACTGGAGAATATGTTATAGATTTTGATAATTTATATACTAAAGTAAGTTGTGATTCATCTGGAAATTATTTTGATTTGTATATGGAAAGTTTTCAACCTGAAAGATATTATAAAATACTAATTAAATCTTCTTTTGCAGATGGTTCTACAGTAGTATTTGATAACAATTACACCTTTAAAATAACCAAGTAATGGCAGAAAATATTCCTGTTCAACGCGCTATATATGACAAGAATAGATTCCCTAAAGTTATCGACACTCAATTTAGAGAATTAAATTCACCTGAATCTGTTGCTCCAGAAGTAACAATAGAAGATTTTTTTGCTTTGTATGATGAGTTATTTTTTGATATTCCTAAAGAAGGAGATATTGACTCTCATAGATATATCTTACAAAGAGAAGCAGAATATTTAGGTGTTAAATTTGCTGATGATGTTGATATACAAGCATTATTGCAAGAAATAACAGATTTAAGACAACAATTATTAACAGCTGAGACTGAAAATGCAAACTTGGCCGAACAACTAGCAAACAGTACGAATGGCAGATAATATTAAAATAGTAGGACAGATTCTTGATACAGACATAGTAAGTCGTTATCCCTTACAGGATCAACAATTACTTGTTCCTAGTATACAGTCAGAAACATTTGGTGCTTCTACTGATTATATTGAATATTTTGTTTTTGATCTTGGAGGAAGTGTTTTAAATTCGGATTATAATTATCAATCATATAAATTACCTTCTAATGTAGGTTATTCCCAAAGCTTACTCCCTGCTATCGAAATAGATCCTATTCAGGATATCCAAAATTTAGGATATGAATCGGGTGAAGTAACAGTTAGATATAACTTTTTTAGAAAAATTGCTAGTCAACCATTTAGCAATCAACTATTTATCCAACAAATTTCTACGGACAGAACAGAAATTAGAGTAAACTCTACTGTGTTGTCTCCAGAAAGTTTGTTATCTATAGTTACTAATTTTACTCAAAGACAAAATGAAGTTCCATATTACTATTATGTAATATTAAATTTTGGAGACAATAATCAAGTAATAGCAGTTAAAGGAGTATTAACACTAATCTCAGATTGATAAGATTCAATCTCTCCTATTTTATACATAAAATTATACAACCTATTCTCAGCAGAACTGTAATGAACAAAATCAT